GCATTTCAAGATTAGCTAAATCCATCTTAGTAGCTGCATCTAAATTAGCAATAGCTACTTGTTGTCTTTGTGCAGATTCTTGAGAAGCTTTTTGTTGTTCATTTTGAATGTTTTGCATTCTAACTTGTTGCTCTTGTTGAGCTGTAGTTAGTACTGCCTGTTGTTCAAACTCAGCTTGTTTTAATACAACTTGTTGTGCCATTTGTGCAGTTTGTGAAGCTGCTGTTTGTCTGTTAGCAAGATTAGTCATTCTTTGTTGCATGACTTGGTTAGCTTGTTGTAAGTTAGCTTGTTGTTCGTTACTTAAATTTTGTGAAGCTCTTTGTTGTAAAGCTTGTGCATTGCTTTGTGCAATTGGTAAAGCACTTTGAATAATAGCATTAAATAAAGCATCTCTACCTACTGTTGAAGCTGACATACCTCTTCTAGCTAACATAGCATTAACTGCATCTACAGCAGGTCTAGCCCATGCAGGAGTTTTGTTTTCTTCTATACCAGCAAGTAATCCTTCCATCTGTGTAGATACTAAAGCTTCTTTTGGAAGTGCTGCTACTGCTGCTTGAACATTAACAGGTGCTGTATCTAATTGAGCTTCAACTGTTGCAGGGTCTTCAACAATAGCTGCTGTTACTTCTGGTGGCATTTCACCAACCACAGCTAACATATCTGCTGCTGCAGTCTTACGAGCTTCTCCAGTAACTGCTTGTCTTGATGCAGCTTCTAAGGTTGGTACACCGCCTATCTGTGCAGCATCACCTTTAGCAACTCCATCAGATGTTATAGCAGCTCTTTCAGTAGCATCCATACTTGGAGCTGTTCCTAATTCTTGTGCTATTCTTGTATTAGCTTCTGCAACTTGTGCAGTTCTTTGACCAACTACAGTAAACTGTGGAATATCGTCTAAGTTTACACCTTCTCCTGTGACGTTAGAAAGTATATCTGTTTTTTGCTTTTCACTTATAATTTGTGCAGTTCTTGTAGTTACTTCAGCTTCTGGAACTTCTTCCATTTCAATTCTTTCTCTTGGAGCTAGTTCAGCTACTTGAGAAATATCTCTTAATTGTCCTCTAACTTCTGGAGCTAGTGCAGCTTCTATTTCTTCTTTAGCAACTTGAGCTGCTGTTGCAGGACTTGTTATAGCACCTTCTTGAACTTTTGCAGTTATTCTAGCTCTTACTTCTGGTGTTAATTCTTGTATAGCTGCTACTACTTCTGGAGATTGATTTACTGTAAAAGCATCAAATGTAGCAGTTTCTATTTGTTCTGGAGTTTGTGCAGTAGCTATGTCCTCCATTAATTTAGCTTCTGGTGCAGCTCCTACTTCAGCAGTTGCAGCTTCAATAGCCTCTCTTTCTGCCATAGTTTTAGCAACACCTAACTCTCCTATTTCTACTTCTTCAGGAGGAGCTATAGTAGTGTCTTGTTGTATAAGTTGTTCTGCTTTTTGTTTAGCTGTTAAAGGTGTTTCAACTGTACCTGTTCCTGTACCTGTTCCTGTACCTGTTCCTGTACCTGTACCTGTTCCTGTACCTGTTCCTGTACCTGTTCCTGTACCTGTGCCTGTACCTGTTCCTGTACCTGTTCCTGTTCCTGTACCTGTGCCTGTTCCTGTACCTTGAGTCCATGTTCCTGTCTGAGAATCATACTTCCAACCATCATCTAAAGCTTCTTTAGGAGAATTATATCCTAAATCTCTCCACCATTGTCCAAATTCACCGGGTCCTTTTTGACCTTGAGCTTGAGCAGTTTGAGCTTGAGCAGCTTGTGTAGTTTGAGCTATATTTGCCATTGTATTTATAGCACCTGTTAAACCACTACTTCTTAACATAGAATATTTTTCACTAGCTTTTTCTAAAGGTAAATCAACACCTCTTGCTCCTATAGATGGAGGTTGTACTGGTCTACCTTCAACTGGAGTTGGTACTGGTCCTCCAACATTTCTAGCTGGTGGTTTTCCTGTAACTGGAGTTGGTGTTATAGTACCGGTACCACCACCAACACCACCAATAGAAATAGGTCTTTCTCTACCTCTAGAAGGCAATCTAGGGTCTATATTAACACCGGGCAATGTTGGGCTTACTGACACAGGAGGTTTTACTGGCTGACCAACATTTCTAGCAGGTAGTTTTTTAGCTAATTCTTCGTTAGTAGGTAAAACTTTATTTGAACCTGCTATATTTCCAAATGCATCTAAAGGAGGATTATTATTAAGAGGTTTAGATGAACTGGGTCCTTTATTATTAGCTAATTTTTCGTTAGTAGGTAAAACTTTATTTGAACCTGCTATATTTCCAAATGCGTCTCTTGGCTCAATAGAGTCATTTTTTCTTTTAGGACCTCCTCTTTGATAACCTACTCTACCACCTTTAGACATATCTACTCTACCACCGGTATAATATTTCTTTGTATATGTTTTTTTCTTTTTACTCATTTATAATACCTACATGTATATTTTACTTAACTTCAAACAATTTGTCAAGCTTTTCACCTAATTTATCTATCCTACTTATAAGGACATCAAAGTCATTTTTTAATTCTTGTTTAGTTACGTACTCTCTTGCTAACTCTTCACGAGTTTTATTTATGAGTATATCAATTCTTTTAGTTTCATCAGAGTTTTGTCTGATGCTATAAAGGATTGGTGCTAACACCAAAGTTATAAATATATTCCAAAATAAATAAGGTGTTAGTTCCATGATATTATCCTATAGTTTTAGTAACGCTTGTTGGCGTAATCTTTTCAGCTATCTGAGCATCTAGACCAGCTTTTAAATCTGCAATAGCTTCTTCACCCATAGCAGCTTCTACCCAGCCTTGAACGTCAGAAATTGTTAAGTCTGGAAAAATTATAAAGTTTGAAAGGTCTGCTGTGTCTAAAGCTTGTGAGCCATATACAGTACCAGTCCAGTTGTTTCCATCAGCATCCTGATTAGCATCATCTTCAGCGTTTAACCTCCAATGAACGTTATATACCACATCAGTATTACCATCTAGTGTTGGGTAAGTATCAACTGTTGAAACGTCCCAAGTATAATTAATTGCCATTTTTTATTCCTCGTTTTTAGTTATTTTAATTTTAAAGTTTAAAGCTAATATATCGATGTAGCTAAATAGTTTATTAATCCAGCCATCATCAATTTTATTAGGAGTACAAGCAGCTATGATAGATGCTGCTGTTACTATGTAAGTTATTGTTGTTATTATTTCTAATATAAAGTCCATTGTATTATCCCTCCAATGTTTCTATTCTTGATTTTAAATCGTCTATTATTGTTTGTTGTTCTTGTATAGCTTTAGTTAAAAGAGGTACAAGTTTAGATTGGTCAATTCCTTGATATTCAGGATTACCTGCACTATCAACTGCATCTTTTTCACCATGTATCGCTTCAGGAACTATGTCTGAAACTTCGTGAGCTAAGAAACCATCAACTGTTGTATCTGCATCAGCTATAAAGTTAAATCTAGCTGGTTTTAATTGTGCAACTCTATCAAGAGCATTAAAGTCATAATTTACATTTTCTTTCAATCTGTAGTCTGAAGATGTATTGTATGCTGTAGCTGAACCTGTTACAGTTATTGAACCAACATTTACATTTTGCCTTCTAAGTAAAACAACCGCACCATCATTGGTTGTTCTATTGAATAAAGCAGCAGTGTCGCTACTTCTGGTTGCAACAATTGCTCCAGACTGAATCATATAAAGACCTGCTTCATTGTTATCTGTTGAAGTAGTCTTACCTATAATTACGTCTCCGGAAGTATTAATACGCATAGCCTCAGTATTATTTGCATGAAACTCAACATTTCCTGAGTTTGAACCAAGAATCATGTCGTTAGTAGATGAAGCACCTGCGTTAGAACCAAAACCTAATACACCTTTTGCTGTATTATTATTTCTAAATTGTAAGTAACCACCATTTGCAGCAGAAGAATCAAAAACAGAAATAGCAGCACTGTCACTATCTACTGTAAATGTAGCTGAACCAAGAGCTGCTGTACCACCAATAACTACAGATTTATCAGCAGCAATATTTAATGCAGCACCACCATCTATTGTAAATTGAAAAGAGTTAGATGTAGAAAATTCAAAAGGTGCTGTAGTTGAATCAGATGCTGGTGATAGAATTCCCATATTTCTATCATTTGTACCTAAATCACTACTAAATAAAGCTATGATTTGACCTGTTCCATCTTTTTTGGAATGAAATTTAGCTAAAGGTGTATCAGTCCCTACGCCAAGTTGCCCTGAACCATCTATCCTGACATACTCTGTGCTGCCCTCACCAAAGGTTACTAAATCACTACCGCCTGAACCAAACTGCATATAGCCCATTTTAGTAGCATCAACTTTACGTTGTATTTTATGTGCTGCTGTTGTCCAATCTGAACCATTTGAAAGTCTTTCAGTTGTAAATAAAAGAAAATCAGAATTAGCAGTATCAGAACGTAATGTTAATGGAGTAAGCTGGTCACCTGCTGTAGTTCCTAAATTATTATTTGAACTTCCAACAGTTAAGGCTTCTCTAATTTCTGCACCTTCTGTAGTTGTTAAAATACTTAAAGCATTGTTGTAGTAAAGTTTTGCAGCACCACCATTTTCAAAGTTTGCATAAGTTTTTGTGGTATCAGCATTTGAAAAGGTTAAATTATCTGCTGCTCGTATATATAATCTACCTGTTCCAACTTCATCAATAAAACTATTACTACCATTATGATAAATCTGTAAATCTGAACCAGCTCCAAAGATAGCTTTACCGCTATCATCAAAGGTAGCATTACCTGTTATATCTATACCTGATGAGTCAAGAGTCATAATATTAGAACCTGCTATTTGAAATCCTAATTTATCGTTAGTATGGTTAAAGAATATAGTACCACTTTGGTTAGAATCTGCATCCCCAAATTTAATTCTAGCTACACTTGTATTGGCACATAATAAACTCATACCTACATTAGTAGATGCTTCTAAAACTAATTCGTTAGCATCTGTAGCCGCTGTAATAGTACCAGCAGAGCCAGATAAAACGTGTAAATTACCATCGGGACTATCAGTTCCAATTCCAAAATTACCAGCATTATCAAACCTTGCATGTTCTGTACCGTTTTTTGAAAAAGTTAATCCTTGTATTGGCTCTAGTCCCACATCCCAATAATTGTCTAAAATATCACCAGATGCTGATTCTGCAAATCTAATTCTAGAATTTGCTGTAGTTTGTCCTGTAGCTGTATCTCTTATTGTTAATATTGGGTCAGCACCAACAATCTCCATGATAGTGTCAGGTGAGTCAGTTCCCAAGCCAAAATTACCATTATTAAGAATCCTAGCCCTTTCAGTTGAATTAGTACCAAATACTAAATCATTATTTACTTTATTAAATAAAGATAGCTCATCAGCAGCAGTTGCACTAAATTCAAGCATTGAATAAGCCACACCACTTCTTTCAAAGCCAAATCCATTATTTGCACTTGCATCAGCAATAATGTCTCCATTTACATGAAGTGTGCCAAGTGGACTAGTCGTCCCAATTCCAACGTTGCCTGATGAATCAATACGCATTTTTTCAGAACCGTCAATATCAAAAGTTACTCTTGAACCTGCTTGTGTATTACCTAAGTCTGCTTGTAAAGATAAATGTCCAGTATTACCTGAAATTTCTGCATAACCGCCATCTGTATCAGTTATTCTAAATCTTGGATTTGCTGCTGATAATTCTAACTCCCTATCTGGTGAAGCAGTTCCAATTCCAACATTACCCGATGAGTCTATTCTCATGGCTTCTGATGCAGTTCCAGTAGTGTAAGGTGCGAATACAAATGCACCAGAGTCATCTGCTCCGTCACGGACTACACGTAACTGAGCAATATTAAAGTTTGAACCAGAACTATCTTGAACTGAAAAAAGTTGAGTAACGCCAAACCCATCTGTCATGTTGGCGGTAGTCGTTGACTTAATACGAAGAGCAACTTGAGTGTCACTTGCTGAGGTTGAACTTACGTTTAAGTCTGTTTTAAAGCTAGGACTAGTCGTTCCAATTCCAACTGCGTTAGCAGAAGAGTCTACAAATAAAGTTCCACTATCCCAGTTTAAATCTCCTGTACCACCTGTGAGAGCTGTAAGCGTACCAAGACTTGTAATATTAGGTTGTGCAGCAGTAGCTAGTGTACCTGTTATATCACCTGTTGCACTTAAAGTTCCTGTTACAGCTACCCCAGTGCTGCTTGTAGCTAGTTTTGTAGAACTATTATGTTTTAACAATATAGCTTCGTCAGCATTGGTTAAAAGTTGTAAAGTGCTTCCTTCATATATTATTCTTGCATCAAAGTCATCAGAAGCAGGTGTTTTTAAATCTATAAAACCACCACTAGAACCTCCTAATTCGATGCTACCGTAACCTGAGCTGTTGCTTACAGTTATATTACTTGAGCTTGTTAAACTTGTAAGAGTTCCAACAGATGTAATATTAGGTTGAGCTGCAGTTTGTAAAGTTCCTGTAATTCCACTATTAGATGATAATGTTGTAAAACTACCTGCAGCCGGTGTTGTCCCTCCAATAGTTGTAGCATCAATTGTACCACCATCAATGTCTGGAGTATTTATATCTGGGCTTGTAAGGGTTTTATTTGTTAAAGTCTGTGTGCCAGTCAATGTAGCAACTGTAGAGTCGATTGCAACTGTTAAAGTGTTAGTAGCTCCACTAGTATCAATACCAGTCCCACCAGCGATTGTAAGGCTTTCAGAGTCGAGGTCAATACTTAAAGCACCACCTGTATCACCTTGGAAATCTAAGTCCTGTGCAGTCACCTGAGAGTCTACATAAGCTTTTACAGATTGTTGAGTTGGTAACAATGTAGCACTGTTAGATACCATATTATCTTCATCAGCAAAACCTGCAATAGTTATTGTACCATCTGATAAATCTGTAAAGGTAACAGCACCTGCAGAAGAACCACCGATAGTAACACCATCAATAGTTCCACCGTTAATATCTGTTGTAGTTAGTACAGAACTTGCAAGTGTTACAACACCTGTAGAGTCTGCTATAGAACCTGCAGCAGTACCATCTTTAGCTTTTAAATTTGTAACTTCAAGATTTGTAGAATCTACTGTAGTAGCATTTACGTTAGTAATGTTACCAGTTGTTGAAGTTAATGTAGTAATAGTTGTTGCAGCTATTGTACCACCTTCAACTTTGTCACCACTAATTTGATTGTCTGCAAGTGTTAAAGTACCTGCAGAGACGTTTAAAGTTTTACCAGCTCCTACAGTTATATCTGATGTAGCAATTGTAGCACCGTCTATAGTACCACCGTTAATGTCTGCTGTATCAGCTACAAGACTATCTATGTTAGCTGTACCGTCTATGTAAAGATTTCTCCACTCTTTTGTAGTTGTACCTAAGTCGTATGTATCATCTGTATTAGGTACTATATGAGAATCAATTTCAGCAGCTAGATTAATACTATCAGTATCTGCATCACCGAATGTAAGATTACCTGAGATAGTTGCACTACCTGTAACAGTTAAATCACCACCGATACTAACATTACCGGTAGTAGTAACTGTATCTGTATATGTATCTTTAAATCTTAAACTTGTTGTACCTAAGTCAATGTCGCTATCTGTGACAGGAATAATAGCTCCATCTGCAATATATAATTGTTGTACAGAAGAACTAGATACATCTACCCAAAATTCTATATGGTCATTTGTAGTATCTATTAATACTTTATTAAGAGGAGTAGCTACACCAGTATCTCCAATTAAAGCTATGACAGCTCCTTCTCCAGTAGTACCGTCATGCTTATGTCCAGTTAAACTATTAAAAGCATTTAAAAGTTGGTTGTACTCATTATTAAATAAAGCAGCAGTGATTGTATCTCCGTCTGCGAATGTACTTTGTCTTGTATAACCTGCCATTGTTTTTTATCTCCTACCTGATGGAATGTAATCTACATATAATCCATTGATTGTATATGGTGCGTTTGTATCGTTTGTTAATATTCTAAAATTATTAGAGTAACCACTACCTTGAAGTGCTAATCTAACTAAAGGTTGTTCAGATGCTCCAAATTTTGCAGTACCAAATAAAGCACTACCAAATAAAGAAGGAGCCGGTACAGAATCTAATACATAATCTTCTGGTTGTGGTGTTTCATTACTATCATAATCAAATCTTACTCTTAATGTAGGCTGAACTTCATTTTCAGGACCTATTGAAAGTTTAATATAATGTAAAGTTTTTAAAGTTCCAAAGTCACCATAATCATAGTTTGGTGTTTGGTATCTTGCATCAATTGCAGCTCCATCAAAATTATCACCTGAATCATGAATATAAATATACCCATCTGTATCACCATGATAAAATTTTTCTATTCCTTCATTATCAAATCCAGAATTTATAGCTCCAACTTCTATACCTAATGTTTCAGACCATTCAAAACCATTTGGTCTTAATGTACCTATTATACCTTTTTGTGAAGCATTTGTCAAGCCTACATTAGTATAAAATAATCTATATTGAGATTTATCTCTTAAAACAATACTGTTTATAACAAAGCTATTGACATTTTGAGATAGCTCTGTTATAATAGGCTGTATTGCTTTACTAACTGTTCCTAATTCTACGTCACCAATTCTTGCTGTACCTGCAATAGTTCTAAGACCATCTGGTGCTAAGAATACTAAATCACCACCAATCTCTTGAATACTATAACCACTTAAACATCCTACATTTTCTGCAACAGGTATTACAGCAATAGTAGAAGAATTATTAATATTTATTAATTTATGAATACTATTTTGACAAAATATAAATAAATCTTCACGGAAACCTTTAACACCTACTATCTTATCTGATATAGTAATAGCACCTGACCCAGCTCCTGTAAAGTTATCAGGGTCATTATAAACACTGTAGTAAATTACGTTTTCATTGTCTGTTACACCTGCAGCTATTAAATGATGGTTATGGGATGTAATATATTTAACACCTTCACTTCCTGTAACTGTTATTTCAAATGTAAAAAATGTTCTAGTATCTAAATCACCTGTACCTTCCATTCTAAATGACCAAGGTTTGTTTACTCCATCAGCTATAATTACTTCACCATAATCGTGTGTAGCTGATTCAAATAAAGCAAATTGAGCTTGTCCTTGATTAGTTCTAATAGAAGCTGCTTTACCTGTAAAGGTTGTATAATTATCACCACCACCTGCAGATAATTTATTTATTTGTAACCAACTAATACCATCATTACTAAAATAAATAGCATCACTTGCTGTAACTATAACTCCATCTGCATATGGAAATGTTCCTAATATAATTGTTGATGTACCTGTAGGTCTAGTTGCACTAGCTCCACCAAATTTTTGATAACCATTAATACGTCTATATCCTCCTGATGTGGAAGATTCAAAATTTTGTAAAACAGTAGCTACACCGGGTGTACGTAATAAATCTATTGAGTTAGCTGATGTTACTAACCCACCTGCACATGCTACTGTAAAAGGTTGTGAACGTGCCATAATTTAAAAGTATCTTCTGTCGTCTGTCATGTACTTAGGCGTTGGATTCATAAGATTAGACTTCATATGTTTCATTCCTTTTTTATAATCATCCAATGCAAAAGCAGCCTGTTGTGGACTTTCTTTAAATTGCCAGACATAATATCTCATTCTAGCTGTTACAATATTACTGTATTGCTCTGGTAAAACCATTGTATCATCGTAAGCTGATAAAGCAGTTGGTCTTACGAAAGCATAAAAGTGTACATTGTAAACTTTAT